TGAGAGCGCAGTATCTAAGCTTCAAACAATTTTAGAAAAAGAAGAGGAGTTTGAAATGAAGACAAAATTATCTGAAACAATTGATAGAATTAAAAATGAAAAGTTTGACCAAATGAATTTTTTAAAAATAAAAAATTTAGAGGAGTCTCTTTAATCATTATTTAATTTTTGTTTGTAGACGGCTTTTTGTTTCTTCAATCTTTTCGTAACTGATTTTTTTACAAACTGTTTTCTTTCAAAAAGTATTTGATTTTGTTTAGTCTTGATAACTTTAGATTTTAAAGTCTTCAAGGCTCTTTCAATGCTCTCGTTATTTTTGATTTCTACTATTAACATATAATACAAATATCTATAATTTTTACAAAATTTTTGACAATCGTTATAAAATGTGTTATTTTTTATATATAAAATAAATGATTACCAATGTAAAGGTTAATGAAAAAAGGTAAAAGCGTAAAATTAAATCTATATAATCCAATTAAATCAGTATATGGGACTGTAGATTCAAAAAATTTAAAATCACTCTATATAAATATTCAATCTTGGGTAACACCAAAAAAAGAATACGATAACTGGAACCGAGTTGTTTCAAGTTTAAATAGAGACATTAAGATGTCAGTATTCAATTCCATTGACATGTCATTATTTAAAGAGAGGAGTATTATTGACTTAGATTTGAGAACAAGTGGTTTATCTTATGGGAAAAAATCATTTTTAAATCTTGAGGTTAATTTATATACAAATCAAGAAATAGATTTCAAATCCCAAGAAATTAAAGAATCTGTCAAAATTATTATTAAAAATATATTCAATAACGCAGTTGAAAATAACAAATATTTTGATTTTTCGATTTCAAAAAACGAAGAAATCTAATAAAGATACTCTATTGGTATATTTATCATAAAAAAGAATTAATGAAAAATTTAAGAATCTTAGAGGCCAACGAATTAGGTCACGGAATACTGATTGAAATGGATGCTGGTATGGTATCTCCTAAAGACCACCGTAATTTTGAAATTCTAAAAGAGGCAGCAACACTTGATTATAGAAACCCTTTTGAATTCTATGCTGTTTTACAAAAATATGACACCCCAAATAGAAACGGTAGATTTTATCCTGAAAGAATTTTAAAGAGAGAAGCTGACAATTACAAGAAGGCTATTGCTAAGGGTTTATCAACATCAGAACTTAATCATCCTGAGTCGTCATTGATTGACTTAGACAGAGTATCTCATATCATCACTGATATATGGTGGGATAAGAATATATTGATGGGAAAACTCAAACTATTAACTTCACCAGGGTTTCACGAAAGTGGAATTGTTTCAACAAAAGGAGACCAAGCGGCTAACTTAATGAGACAAGGTGTATCTATGGGAGTTTCATCGAGAGGTGTTGGTTCTTTGAAGAAAGTGGGGGAAAGAAACGAAGTACAAGATGATTTTGAATTAATTTGTTTTGACTTAGTATCATCACCATCAACGCCTGGAGCATACCTATTCTCTAATCCTGATGATAGAGCTAAGTATGAAGAAAATTTAGATGAAGAAAAGAGAATGAAACAATCAATGGATAGTTCGTCATCAAACAAATCGCTTGACTTAATGAAAAAATTGAACGATTATTTAGGAAAATAAAATAATAACATGGAAGAAAAATATTTTGTAGCAAAAGTTCAGTATGATTTACCTGATGAAAACTCAGGAAAGATTAAAAAAATTAGAGAGGAAAAACTTGTTAAAGGTTACTCTGTGACAGATGTGGAAGCTAAAGTCACAAAAAAGTATGAAGGTTTTACACATGATTGGAGAATTACTTCAGTCTCGGAAAGTAAGATTGATGAAGTTATTGAATAATTATAAAAGTGGTCTCTGACCACTTTTTTTTTGCTTCAACATATTTATTGTAAACACAAAAAATATGTTATTTAATCTAACTCTTAAAAATTCTGATTCATCCATAGACTTACTTGTAGTAAGTGGTTCATCATGGTCAAATTGTTTAGCTTATGCTGAAGGTACTGAAAAAGAAATTCAATCAATTATTTTATTTAATTTTGATAATATTATTTTAAATGACGCATCATTAAGTGGGTTATATTTGATTATATTAAAAGACATAACTACACAAGAAACATCAAATAATATCATTTACGATACATTTGAGAATTCATCCACTTGGGCTCAAAACCAATCAAATAAAGAAGTTGTAACCATCCAATATCAAAAAAGGTCGTTTATTGCTATCTAAAAAATAAACTTTTTGAATTTTGACACTATTTATTAGGTATAAAAAAATTAATTTTTCATGCAAGAAAATAAATCATTAGTACAAGAGGCACTCATTCAAATGAAAAACGTTGAAGAGGCAATTGCCGAAAATGCAAAAGGAATACTTGCTTCAACAATGAAGGAAGAAATCAACCAATTAGTAAAAGAATCTCTATCAGAACAAGATGAAGAAGAAGACGAGATTGAAATAGATGCTGCTATCCCATCATTAGGTGATGAGGGAGATGCTGCTGATAATGAGGATATGGGAATGAACATTGATATGGACATGAACATTGACTCTGATAGTCCAATAGATTTAACTGACGCCACTGACGAAGAAATTCTTAAGGTATTTAAGGCGATGGGTGAAGATGACGGAATCATTGTTAAAAAAGATGGTAACGAAATTCACTTATCAGACGATAATAACGATGTAGAATATCTTGTTAAACTTGGTGAATCAGAAGAAGAGGAAGAAACTATGAATGAAATGGATTACACTGACGATTCAGATGAATCAGTTGATGAGCTTATCGCGAAAATTTTTGGCGAAGAAGCTGAAGAAGAATCAGAATCTGCTCACGATATGGAAGAACAAATGGATGACTTTGAAGAAGAAGACGAAGTTGTTTATGAAATTTCATTAGACGAAGAAGATGAAGACGAATTGGACGAAGAAGTAGAAGAAGAAATGTACGAAGAAGAAGATTTAGATGAAGAATATTTCACTAATGAATCAAAATCTTCGGTAAAACCTAAAGGTGTTGGAATTGGTAAAGGACCAAAATTCTCTTATGACAACAAGGCAAAAGGAGGATTTGGTGAGGACAAAAAAGAAGGTCCGAAATCAGTTGGTACTGGTAAAGCTAGTAAATTCAAATACGAGAAAGGTGCAAACATGGAAGGCAAATCCAAAGTTGTTAAAGTAGAAACAAAAGAAGGTCAAGGATACGATGACAAAGAAGATGAAAAGGAAGGAATGAAGCATGGTAAAATCGCTTCAAAAGACCTTAAAACTACTAAAGCACGTAGAGATGACGCAGGTTTTGAAAAAAGAGAAACCAAAGAAGCTGCTAGAACTTATGGAAATGGTTCCAAAGAAGGTAGAGGATTAAGAAAAGGTATTACAAACAACAGAAACTATGTTTATGGAAATAACGGTGTAACTGTTGAATCTTTAGAAGCGGAAGTTTCTATGTTAAGAGAGAAAAATGAAGAGTATAGAAAAGCATTAAATGTTTTCAGAGAGAAATTGACTGAAGTTGCTATATTCAATTCTAATCTAGCTTACGCAACAAGATTGTTTACTGAACACTCTACAACAAAAAAAGAAAAAATTAACATTCTTAGAAGATTTGACGATGTTGATACACTTAAAGAATCAAAAGGTCTTTATAAATCAATCAAAGAAGAATTAACTAAGGTGGATTCAAAATCAATAAATGAGTCAGTAGGACAAAAAATTAACAATACAGTTTCTACAGGTTCATCTACTACTTTAATTGAATCTAAAACTTATGAGAATCCTCAATTCATGAGAATGAAGGATTTAATGAGTAAGTTACAATAAAGTAAAAAATAAAAATAAAATAAAACTTAAAAACAAACTATACTAAAAAATGGGAGCATTATTAGAATCAGGTCTTGTTGGTAACATTGGTCTTAAGCACCTTAAGGTTATCAAAGAAGACACAATTAGTAAGTGGGACAAATTAGGATTCTTAGAGGGTCTTAAAGGTCACATGAGAGAAAACGTTGCACAATTATATGAAAACCAAGCATCGTATTTGATTAACGAAGCATCATCTACATCTGATACAGGTGCATTTGAAACAGTTGTTTTTCCAATTGTTAGACGTGTATTCTCTAAATTATTAGCGAATGATATCGTTTCTGTACAAGCAATGAACTTACCTATCGGTAAATTATTCTACTTTGTACCAAACATCCAAGCATATCAAGACCCAACAAACTTGGCTAACACAGGAGAGCATTACGCACCTTACGGTTCACCGAACGCTAACTCGGACCAAACTCCAAACAGTGGTTATGACTATAACAACACTAAAGACCTTTACGATAGATTCTACGAAGGTAACGAACCAGCATTAGACCCACCAGGATTATTTGATTATTCTAAAGGTCAATACTCTGCAATCACTGCAGATGTTACTACTGTGGCTTGGTTAGCTGACCAATTAGTTCCTTCGGCATACACTCTTTCTGACTACAGAAAAGTATTAATCGTATTGTCAGGTTTTGCTTCTGACGGAGCTGGTAAATTAATCGGTCCTGATGGTCAACCAATGGACAACGAAGCTTTCTTATCTGATTTAACAATCAAAGGAGCAGCAGGAAATATTTATACTTCTGCAAACACTAACAACCCTTACTTATTCAGAGTTGTAACTCAAAGATATGGTAAAGGTATTGTAAACTACGGTAACAACAACTCTACTTTAGTATTCCCTAACAGTAAAACTGACGGTGGTCAATATGACAACTTATGTGATGCTCAAGGTAAAATCTACTTAGAAGTTGACTTACAAGTACCAGTTTGTATTACTTGTGGAGGTTCAATGGACGGTTACACAGGTTCTACATTCGCTTCTACAACTGCACTTAACCAAGCGTTTACTGGTACTTATAGAATCTATAAGAACTTAGAATTTGAAGATAAAATCGGTGAGGTTTCATTTGATTTGATGTCAGTAACAGTTTCTGTAACTGAAAGAAAATTAAGAGCTCAATGGTCTCCAGAAATGGCTCAAGACGTTGCAGCATTCCACAACATTGATGCTGAAGCTGAATTAACAGCTTTATTATCTGAGCAAGTTGCAGCTGAGATTGACCGTGAAATCTTAAGAGATTTACGTAAAGGAGCGGCTTGGAACTTACGTTGGGATTACAACGGATGGAAGAGAC